ATGCAAGATTATCTTAGAGCAAAGAATGAAAGGGATTATGTATTATTTGTTTTAGGAATAACTACTGGATATAGAGCAGGAGATCTCGTAACTTTAAAAGTAAGAGATGTTAAGCAAGCAATACTTCAAGGTAGATTTATAATCTTAGAAGGTAAAAAGAAAAACACTAAAAATATAAGAGCTAAAAATAGAAAAGCTAGAGAAGCTGAAATACTCCCAGAACTTGAAAAAATTTTAATGAAATATATCAAGTACAAAGAGGATTATGAATATATGTTCCCTTCTCGTAAAGGAAGTCATATTACAGTTGACAGAGTTACTAAGATACTTAAGGAAGCTGCAAACTTCTTTGGTTTAGAGGACATAACTGCACATAGTATGAGAAAAACATATGCATATACTGTATATGTAGAAAGTGGTTATGATATTCTTGCAGTAAAAGAAATGCTAGGACATTCTAGTGTGGAAGAAACAAAATTATATTTAGGTTTAGACAGAGAGTTATATCACCAATACAGTCAAAGTTTAAGAAGGCTAGTAAGGTGATATTTTTTTTATTCGACAAGCGAATACCGTAAAAATTAATATATTGGTATTCGATAGCATTTTTTACTTGGCATATATAGAAAGAAAATAAAAAAATGAATGTTGTATTCTCTAAGTAAATGCAGTATTCAAGGAAGGAAAAGGTGTTAATTTATGAGTAAATATGAAACTCATATAGAGCCAAATTTTGATTTGATTAAAAAAATGATTGAAGATGGCGCTACAGAAAAGCACTGTGCCGAAACTCTCAGGCGTTGCATATTCAACGTTTCGTGAGTACAAGAAGAAATATTCGGCGTTTTCGGCACTAATAAAATCATGTAAAAGGAACGTAGTTCAGGATGTAAGAGCTGCACTTGTTAAGAAGGCAAAAGGCTTTGAATATACAGAGACTAAAAAGACTTATATGAAAGTAGACCTTCCTGTTAAGACATTATTAGCTTTGAGGAAGCTTGGTTATACAGAGGAGGAGATAGATGCTGTAATGACAATTAAGGAAGAGGTATCTAATAAGGTTGCTTTACCAGATACTAATGCAGCTAACTTAGTACTTAAAAACTATGATAAGCATCAATGGGCAAATGATCCTCAAATGCTTGAGGTTAAAAAGAAAGAGTTGAAGCTTAAAGAAAAAGTTGTAGAAGCTAATAACTGGTAGGTGATGAGATGTTTACATTAGATAACTTTTATAAGAGTGAGGAATGGAAATCATTTATTGCAGCATTAAAGATATCAAGGGTTAATGATGAGGGTGTAATTATATGTGAACATTGTGGTAAGCCTATCATTAGTAAATATGACTGTATAGGACATCATAAGATACATCTTACAAATAAGAATGTTAATGACTTTAATATAAGTCTTAATCCTGATAATGTTGCATTAATACATCATAGATGTCATAACCAAATACATAATCGTTGGACTGGTTGGGATGGAACAAAAGGTCATACGTTCAAAAAGAAAAAGGTTTATCTGGTTTATGGTCCACCATGTTCAGGTAAATCATCATATGTAAAGGAGCAAGCAACAATGCATGACTTGGTATTAGATATTGACAAGATATGGCAATGTATAAGTATTAATGATAAATATATAAAGCCTAATACATTGAAGTCAAATGTATTTCAAATAAGAAACTGTATGCTTGATATGATTAAGACTAGATTAGGATATTGGGATAATGCATTTATTATAGGTGGATATCCAACTATAGGTGAGAGAGAAAGGATTCAAAGGGAATTAGGTATTGATAAGATGGTTTATATCAATACAGATAAGCAAACTTGTTTAGAACGAGCTTCCAAGTCAAGGCCAAGTGAATGGCAAATTTTTATTGAAAATTATTTTGAAAGATTTCAAGAGTAGCCCCCCCCCAGGGTCAAAAATTTTGACATGGAAACCGACTGTAATAGAAAAGGTGTTATCTTTTTCTCCACAAGGTTTTTTGAGATTTTTGAAAAATTTTGGTCGGAGTTTTTTTATTTAGAAAAAAGAAAATAATTTTTGAAAGGATTTGATAAAAGATGGAATGACAAGAAAAGAAAAATTAGAAAAATATTTGAAAGAAAAAGCAGCTGATAAGTTTGATATTATTAATCCTTTGATAGATGATGTTATTTTTTTAGAAAGTCAACTTGAAACCTTAAAAAAATATCCATTTTTAAAGGTACATCCATCAGATCCAACAATGCAAAAGGTAACTCCAGCAGGGAAACAGTATAAAGATTTAACACAAACCTATATAAACTTAATTAAGGTTTTAATTTCTGTTACTGAAAAAGATGGAGGTCAAGAAGATAGCCCTTTAAGAGAATATATGAGAAAGCTAAATAAAAATGGATAATGAATTTTATTTAATTCAGTATCGAGAGGAAATTAAAAAGGGAAATATTGTAGCTGGACAAGATTTAATAATGGAGCTTGATAATTTAATAGAAGATTTAAATAATCCCCGTTATTATTACGATCCAACAGAGGCATATAGAAGGTTTGACTTTATGGAAAACTGTATAAGGCTTACAAAATCACCTTTTTATAATAAACCTATGAAGCTTATGCTCTGGCAAAAGGCTTGGATTGAAACTTTATATAGTTTTAAGATGAGTGAAACTGGATTTGATAGATTTAAGAAGACTCTTTTACTTATTGCACGTAAAAACACAAAGTCAGAAACATCTTCTGGGTTAGGTTTAACCGATTTAGTAATTGGAGAGCCCGGAGCTGATATAGTTTGTTCAAGTAATGATGACCCTCAAGCTGATATTTTATATGAGGCAGTTAATACTATGAGGATGCTTATAGATCCTAAAGAGCAAGATACAAAAAAAGCTAAGAATCATATAAAAAATAAAATAAATGGTTCAAAAGTTTTTAAGTTATCAGATAGGACTAGAAATAAAGAAGGTCGTAATATTGATTTTGCTATAGTAGATGAAGTTCATGAAATGAAGGATAATGTTATCTTTAAATCGATTGAACAATCACAATCTCTAAAAGATAATCCAAAGTTAATAATAATTAGTACAGAAGGATTTGTTAACGATGGTTTTTTAGATGATGAATTAAAAAAATGTAAGCAAATTATAACAAAAGAAGATATAGGACTTATGGCCGAAAGAACTCTACCATGGCTTTACACTCAAGATAGTGAATTAGAAGTATGGCAAGATGAAAGTTCTTGGCCGAAATCAAATCCAACATTAGGTATTGTTAAAAAGTGGGACTATCTTAGAGAGCAAGTAGATGCTGCTAAGAAATCAAAGGCCGACAGAATATTTGTACTTAGTAAAGATTTTAATATCAAGCAATCCAGTAAAGAAGCTTGGTTATATGAATCTGATTATAAGTATGAAGCAGTGTATGACCTAGAAGATTTTAGAGGTTGTTTGTGTTTAGGAGCGGTCGATTTAGCAGAGACTACTGACTTAGTAAGTGCTAAGATATTGATGCTTAATCCTCATAATCCAAATGATAAAACAAAGTATATTCATAGTATGTATTTTATTCCCGAAGAAAAGTTAAATAGAAGTCCAGATAAACAAGCTGGAGCAAAGTATGATGAGTGGGCTAGAAAAGGACTTATGACTGTATGTGAAGGCAATGATGTAGATTTAACTATAGTTGCAGATTGGTTTTTTAAAATATTTAAGGAATATGGAATAAGGCTTGTAAAATGTGGCTATGATGTTAAATTTTCAAGGGAATTTCTAAAACGTATGGAGGACTATGGTTTTGAATGTGAGATGATATGGCAAAATGCTGCTACTTTAAATAATGCTATGAGATTAGCAGAAGCTGATTTTAAAAGTAAGCTTATAAATTACAATAAAAATGATGTTGATGTGTGGTGTTTTGGAAATGCTGGAATAGAAGTAGACAATAAAAGACAATGTTTATGTGTAAAAATGGAAATAGCAAAACGTATTGATGGTGCTGTAAGTTTGATTATTTTATATGAAACATTTAG